GTTCCTGCTTACGAGCGATTTCTTTATCAGAATCTCGCCCACTGTTCCAGAGACGACGATTGACTTCACCAACAGGGTCTTTACCACCCAGAGTGGTCAAAGAGTTTTCGATATACCAACCACCATCACCTTGGAAGGCGTGTGAATACAGTTTCACAAAGGGCACGTTCTCACCATCAGGAGCTGGGAGAAAACGAATAACAGCGAACCCGTTACCAGCGGCGTCAACGCTAGGTTTCCAGAAGCGGTCATCGCTAGTGGAAGTAGAGTTTGCTTTCTCAAGTTCTTTAGTCAGAGTAGCAAAAGAGTTTTGAGATTTACGCTTAAGATCAGCGAAAGACATAGGATTACCTCGGATTAATTTGGATTTGGTTTATGTGACACCTCATCACTTAGTCATCATACCACGGGCAGAGGTCGGTGTCAACCCTCTGCCTCGATTTCTTTTTCGAACTCGTCAAGTTTTTCTAACATGTTACGCATGAGTGTAAAAACATCTTCTGTTTCCCACCATCCATATAGCATCCTAGCACCTTCTTCAATTTGAGTTACCATATCTTGTGCTCTGGGATCATCAGAAAGTTTTAAACGCATGTAGAACACTTGTTGTTTTTCAACCAGTGCTCTAACGGTATTAATGTATTCCAATTGATCTTCTTTAGTTCCTCGCATTGGAGAAGCCAATGTGAGTTCCATTGCTTTCATTTGTAGGAACTCCATTTCTTGTGCTTCCTTACGCACAATATCTGAATCGAAGAAGTCGCTCATACTAGCATCAACTTTGCACGAGATGTTTTTTTGATGAAGTTCAATTGCTGAGCTTCATGTCTTAGTTTTTCTTTTAGTGGTTTCGAAATTAACTTGGGCACTGTTTCCAACTCAATATCATTGACATCACAATAATGAATGATGGCATCAATATAACTCATTGAATCACTGCTTACAAGTGTCTCAACCTCGGTAGAGAATCTTGCAACTGTCATAAATTTATCCTGTAGTATATTATCCTCCATAGATCTCTTGGTAAAGTGAACGTAATTCGATTAGACGATCCAAGTATTCTTTTTTAGGTTTCTTAATAACAACCTGAGTGTTGCCATCTTCACAGGCAACGATAGTTACAAGTTGTTTGATGCGTGTGTTATATAGTTCGTAAAACATACAACCATATGCAGTTTCTTGAATATAATAATCTTCCATCCATTCTTCACGCTTCTCTTCCTTTGAGGTTTTGAAGTCAATGATGGAGGGAATACCATCAAACTCACCTATGCAGTCAACTCGCCCAGCTATTTCCAATTGATCGGAATATAATGCTGCCTCTTGTAAATAGACCTGAGTGATTCTATTGAGTGTTGGAACAGCATGTTTGAACATCATAAGGGGGAGGGGTTGCCCTTTGAAGTTATCCTCATTATAGCAGTTATTGAGCAAATCTTCAACCATCTTGTGAAAGTTTGTGCCACGAGTGGCAGCACGAGTTGAGATTGCCTGCGCTTTGTCATAACCAACGCGCTGTTTCCATTCATTCAGTTTCTGTTTTTTCTTCGGGCACACCCCAAGAACAGTAGTGATAGATGGATACTTGCCGCCAGAAGGCACAGGATAAACCCTGCGACCATCTACCATGACAGGTTCAAGTTCAATAGGAGTGAATAACGAAGAATGAAGAAACATTAGAATCCCAAATTAATTTTACTAATAATGTACGAACGTACAAGACCAGAGCGAACAATGTCTTGTACACCAAACTCAATCGATTCAAACTCTTCCATTGTATTGATAATCTTTTGGAAGTCAAGAATGCCGTTGCGTTCGTTGGTGCGAATCAAATCAGTTTGTTGAACGTCACCACAGAACATAATCTTACAATCTTGTCCCACGCGGGTGATGATTGAATCAAGTTCGTGGAAGTTAAGGTTCTGCATTTCATCTACGATGATGATACAGTTATCCATTGTAGTACCACGAAGGAATGAAGTAGACCAGAAACTAATTGTTCCTTGGTTTTTAAGATTGCCATACAACATCTCAAACTCTTCATCCGTCGATAGTTCAAACATATACTTTACCATATTCTTGTAGGGAATCTGATAGAGCGATGACTTATCTTCATGGTCACCAGGAAGGAAACCAATCTCGCGTGTCGCTACAAGTGAGCGAACAATATAAACTTTTTCATAAGGAGTATTCTCGTTGAGAACTTCCCTGAGCGCAAGGTAAAGTGCTACGAATGTTTTACCAGTACCAGCGGCACCATAAGCAAACAGATGCTTATCATCATTCCATGCATCAAACATCTTACGCTGTGCTTCGGTAAGAGGTTCGATATCTTTAGCGAAGTATTCTTCGTTAAGAGGTTTCTTGCGCTTCATTTGTTTGACGCTCATTCCCGTTGGAACAGCTTGTTTGGTTTTACGATTTCTTACAGGCATATTAGAGACGATTAATGTTAGAACCAGGGGTATCTGCAGCGCGATTGATTAGATGTTTCCAATCGCTTGACGTTTTGTTTTGCCAGTTTCCTACTTCAGATACTGCATTAAGTATTGTAGGCATCTGAGTGATGTGAGGATTCTCTGCTAGATAAGGTTCCCTTTCTGCCATCAGCATCCACTTCTCAAACTCTTCACCTGTGTTGTTATCTTTGAACTTATAGGTTGGCATCTTCAATAAACCATGATGGTGGTGTGGCAGGAGACTTCCATTTCGCAAACGAAACTTTATCTCCAATATAATAGTTACGATATGACTGGATAGAATCTCCAGGTACTTTATATTTATCTGGCATGGCAGGAGGGGGGTCAACCCACCCAGCATCTTTGATATTGAATGGTGCTACCCAAAGGTAACTAACCATACTCTCAGTGCTGTGATACTTACCATAGCGTCGTGTATATTCTACACAACAGTGCTGAAACAAGTCAAACAACCAGCGGTAGTGTGCTTTAGATTGGCGCACCCAGATGTTAGAAGGATGATTGATGTGAGACGCTTTGTATAGAATATCTTCGCGTGGTTTATCCAGTCGCCAGCGTTTGATACTACGATTGTTAGCGGTCTTGGCAGTATAAGGAATACCATCAAGAACGCGATGAGCAGTAGACATAAGTTGAGCGTACTCAACAATCATTTTAACGACATGCTTATCACAATGTTCTTTAGCACAAGTTCGTGGGTCGTAACTCAAATAGAATATGTTCATGATATAGGTTCTTCTGGGGGTATTATATCACCATTCCAGTGCTTCTGCAACCGTTGGAAACTGTTCCTTAAACACTTGCTTACACTGCTCAGCGATGACCATGTGTTCCTTCTGTGTGCCATTGGCAGAGCGAAGGTTGATGTAGTGAATCCAAGAACGGCACGAGCCCGTCATATACAGGCGCGTAGGGGTCGCCAGAGGCAGCAAGAA